CCACTGCGTACATGATGCCGCCTGTGTTTTGTTCAGGACCACATCCGCCAGAGGAGAAGCCAGCTCCACACGCTGCACCCCCTCAACATGCAGGGCGGCAAAGATGGCGCTACGGCGAATATCCCGACCAAGACGCGTCTGACTGGCGATGTACTTCTGCAGGCTGGCTTTTGCCGCTGCCATTACCGGCTCTGCTTCCGGTCCCGGATATAGAAAAATGGTGGCTTCCACGCGATACGGGATGATTTCTGCACTGCGAACCGTAAGACGGTCAGCCACTGGGCGGACGTTCTCACTGTTCAGAGCTTTTTCCACCACGTCCAGCAGGTCTTTTTCTGCAGTTCCATTGCCTTCGCGGCTAAGGACAGTCAGCACCACCTCTGCAGGTGCCGGGCTGGTTGCACTGGCATCCGCCACCCGACCGTCGGCGCTTCGGGCATGAAATTCATAAGCTGCAGTTGGCCCCGCAACTGAAAGCCCTTCAAAGGCTGCAGGCACACGCAGGCGTAACGCTTCATCGCTTTCCATCACAGCCGCAACGGGTGGCACAGCGTCATTATCAGCAGGCGTCACCGTCAGGCGTTTCACGTTGTAGTTGGCAGCGAGCTGGTCAAGATCGCCGCCCATCGCGTAAGCCACCATCACAGCCTGCGCGGCTTCGTTAATGCGCTGGCGCAGAAGCAACTCACGGTAAGCGTTCTCCTGCAACAATTTGGTGACGGGTTCAGATTCAAGTTCCAGCGTACGCATCACTGCTTCCTGCTCATCTTTCGGATGAAGTGCCACAAATTCTGCCTTGCGTTCGGCAAGCAGCGTCTCAAAGTCCGGCACATCCACAATCTGCGGTGCAGGCAACTGCGAAAGATCAATCACTGCCATTCTCTGCTCCTGTTGATACGGAAAGGGAAACAGGCACACCGTTATTACGCCGCCCGGTCAGCTCCACCATCATTGAACCGTCAAAATTGCTGTTGATGGTGATGGAATCCAGCGTCAGCCGTGGCTCCCAACGACTAAGCGCCACATACACTGCCGACATGACCTGCAGACGTAATGCCGGATTTTGTGGCTGGTCTATCAGTGCCGACAGCAGGGAACCATATTCACGACGGGCAATACGGCTACCCTGCGGTGTCAGCAGAATGTCCCGCACCGACTGGCGCAGATGGTCAATATCAGTAATGACTTTGCCGCTGGTATTGTTCATCCCGATATAAAGCGTCATACCGGGCCTCCGGTTGTATCGCCGCCTTTCAGGACGCCAGTATGCTGATGCGCATCAACCACGATCCCGTTAGAACTCATCGCTCCGCCGCCCTGGGTAACGCCACCATTGATCACCACTTCACTGTTAATGCGCGTGCGGTCAGCCTCCAGTACAAACTCACTGGTTTTCATGGTGATGTTGTCAGCGGCCTCAATGACCATTGATTTGATGCCCCTGACATACCAGCGCCCGGTGGCGGGTTCGTATTCAAACCAGCCACCGTCAGGATGTTCTGTCACGCAGGCGTCCGCCGACGTCGACGGTGGCGCGAACTGATTCGAATAGATGGCGGGTAACGCAAAGGCGGTTTCCAGATTGCCGCCCAGACTCAGCAGCACCACCTGTTCACCTTCCGATGGTCGCCACCATGTCCTGGCATTCCCGGCACGCAGCGTCAGCCAACTGATCCAGTTAGTTTCAAGCTCGCCCGTTTTCACCCGGCAAAGCCAGTTCTCCCGGTCCACTTCGGTGACTACACCAGTGCGGATCAGGTTGGTGATAAGGCGCATGATTTCTGTTAGATTTTTGTCCATATATTAAATATGAATGAAAAAAACCATATAATCGCTTACAGTTCGTTGTATAAAACATGGTACAAATAGGGGAACACAATGGATTTTAAAGAATGGTTAAGCTCAAATAAAAACAGTCTTCCCGATGCAACCAGAGAAAATTTTGAAAAGCTATACTGGGAGTTCATAGACTTCAAAGCAAATGAATACATATTGGAATTTAAAGAAAAAAAAGCAGAATTACTGGCCCAAAATGAACAAGAACATCAAAATTTCATAAAAAGACATATTAATATTTGGAGAGATGGTTTTGGATTATTAGAGTTGTTGTTAGAGTTATGTATTAATCAAGGTTCTAAATATAGTACAAGCTTACAACAAGATAAAGACACCGACACAAACAACCATTTGCAATTACTAATTAGATTACACGCAAAGGCATGTGCAATTTCTAACGAGATTTTATGTCTATTAAAAAATGGATTTCCTGACGCAGCCCATGCAAGATGGAGAGCACTGCATGAAACAAATGTAACACTACATTTCATCGACAAGCATGGTCCTAAATGCTCAGAAATATTTTTAGCACATGAAATTTATGATAGCTATTATCTAATGATGTCTCATAAAAAGTATGAAAGCAGGCTTCAAGAGAAAGGGCCCAGTAATGAAGAGGCCAGAGAATTAACAGACTTGTTCGATAAAGCCATTAAAACATATGGCAGAAGTTTTGATTCGCAATATGGTTGGGCCACACCATTTTTAACTGATAAGAAACACAAAGCTAGCTTTAAATCAATTGAAAAAGAAGTTAAATTAGATCACATGCGCCCATATTTTAAATGGGCATGCCAAAACATCCATGTAAATATAAAAACAATCACTAATAGCTTGTCACTACCCCATCACCTGAAGAACGTCATCAACATAGGTCCAAGTAATTTCGGATTAGTTGACCCTGCACATGCTACAGCCCTTAGTCTTACTCAATCAACGTGCTGTCTACTGAAAAATGACTGCAACGAAGAGAATTTAATTTTCATGAATTTAATTAAACAACTATCTATAGAAATAGGGGACACATTCCTATCTATATCTAACTCAATTGAAAACAAATAAAAATCAAGTTAGGTTTTTAATGAACATTCTTTCAATTAACTCAATAGATTGGACATTAAAACCTAATAACTGCCTTTTCGCATAGATGGTATAAATACCTTTTCGACTGACGCGATCACGCAGGCCGTAATGGTGAACACGGGCAATGTGCTGCACCTTACCTTCAAACTGCACGCTGGCAGAATCGGCGCTAGCTGCAGTTTTCAGGTATTTTGTGGTGCGCAGCTTTGCAAACATCTGACGTTTGATGCGCCCCTTTTTACTGCGTGCTGTTACCCGTCGAGGTTCATAGCTGCTGCCATCTGGATTGCGCTGCATCCTGATGTTTTGCTGCTGTGTCCGGCGCAGCTCCTGTGCCAGTTGGCGCATCATGCGACTTCTTGCAGCTGGCTCCAGATTCGCCAGTAAGGCACTCAGCCAGTCGTCCACTTTCTGCAATTCAGCCACGTTTCACCGTCCACATTTCTTCAGGTTCATCGGGTTCCGTTATCGCTTCAACGCTCGACACACTGCCGTCAGTGCTGACCAGCACACGCTCCGTCAGTTGCAGGTTCAGGCTGATATCACAGACATCATTGCGCAGAATATCCACCTCAAAGGTGAATAACTTTTCCCGTAACGCCGGGTTATTGATGGCATCGGGCTGGTTATCCCGCAGCCACAGCAAAACCGGGGCCATCAGCAGATTCTGGTCGCCGCTGAAATCCTCAATCACCGCGTTCAGGGTGTAACGGTACTCCCACGACATGGAGCTGGCCCCCGTGGCAACCAGCGAACCGTTATCCACAAACAGATGCAGTTTGTCCGGGTTATTGCGGACATAAGGCACCGCTTTATTGAGGGCGTGGCGCAGGGATTGTGGTTTGTTCACTGTTTCGCTCCTGACACGCAATAATCATGTCCACTTTGTCTGCACAGACCGCCCAGGCGGCCTCCGTTTCATCCAGCAACGCGTTCAGATCACCGTTAGTGCGCGGCGCTGCCTGATCCAGCCGACACGGCGTCACTCGCGGACAACCACTGACGGTAAGCTGCACCTCCGGTGAGCGTCGGACGTTCCCGCAGCCGGATAATGTCAGCAGGCAAAGGAGTATCAGCCCAGCGGCGTAAATCCTCGTTCTCACGTTTCAGTTCCTCGATCCGGTGTTGTCGTTGTCTCAGCAGCGCGCTGGTCTGTTCTGCTTCGGCATAGAGCCGCGCCTGCTCCCGGTTATTGGTTTCAGTCAGAATGGACAGGCTGATAAGCTGGCTGTTGCTCTTTGCCAGTGCCTGGCTTTTGCTCTGCAGCTCGTCTGCCTGCGTGCTAATGGTCTGGCTGGCATCAGCCATCCGCCACGTCTGCCAGCCCAGCGCCGCCAGTAATAACGCCAGCACAACCAGCAGCAACCGGTTCATGCGGCTACCTGTTGCGCCATCTGATTACGGGTGATCCAGAAGGCAATAACGGTCAGTAGATAAAAGACCAGGGTAATAGCCCACCCCGTCCAGGCGAGACTTACAACAATCAGCAATCGCATCACCCAACTGGTAAATACGTTTTCTTTTCGGGTAATTGTCTTCAGCAAAGATGCCCTTAACTCCTGCCAGAGCGGGCCATTCTTAATTAACGCAGCCAGTGCTACCGGAATTACCGCCCATGTCAGCAAACAGGCTACCCAAACGCCGGACGCTTCCAGTACCGGAAAAATCCCCTGCGGATACACAATTGCTGCGATTAACAGCGCCATCCATAACATCAGAAACAGTCCGCTGATTAATTTCTTTTTCATTTCAGTTTGCTCCCTGTAAACACCAGGCCATCTCCCGCGCACGGCGGTTATCCAGCCCCTGATTAAACACACCTTTTACATAAACCCAGCGCGGCAACTGTCGGCACGCATCCGCCCAGCGCCGCTGATTGAGCAATTTCACCAGCGTGGAACTGCAGGCATTGCCCGTACCCACGTTGAAGGCAAACGACACCGCCGCGTCATACACCTTCTGCGGCGGCTGTTGCTTCACACACCTTTCCAGCGCCCGCTCCACACGCAGCACGTTGGAGATCAGCCCTTCTGCTGCCTGTCGCTCCGTAATGGTTTTGCCGGGAATGACGCCCGACGTATTACCAATGCCGTCGGTCCAGACACCCGCGCTGCACTGATACGGCTGCAGACGACAACCTTCGTAATCGGCAATCAGTTTCAGCCCTTCCACGGAGGTGTGAAGCTGCTGAAAACCCGGCAGCGTGGCAGCAATAGCCAGCACGGCCCCGACAAGGCAGCGTTTAACGATTGATGGATTCATAGTCCTCCCGCGAGATCTGCCCGTCGCGCAGAAGCTGGTAGGCTTTGTGTTTGTAGTACCAGTTGATAGCCAGCATCAGCACACCAATCATCAGGCCGCCCAGCGTTGAGGCATCCTTGATGGACAAATCGCCCAGCCAGGCCAGCACGACGGCGATGCAATACGTGATAAAGGCGCTGATTCGCTCAAGCGTCATAATTCAGTCCCATAGCTGGACGGTCTGCACGGTGGTGGTGGTCGGAATGTCCGGCAGCTCCACCTGCAGCCCGTGAGGTAAAAAGGGGCCATATTCGGCAAGCCCCGGATTTGCCTTCAGTACCTGCTCCGTGACACCCTGCGTGCGCCCGTAATGACGCCAGCAAAGCGCGTCCACCGTGTCATACTGATGCGCACGCACTTTCATCAGATAAGCTCCACTGTACAGTGCGGCGCATCCTGCACCCGGCTGATGGCCCAGCGGGCGTCACGCCACAAATCACCGCTGGATTCCGCCAGTTCCTCGCCTCGCTTCACACCGGATGCCGTGGCGTCATAGTCCTGGTATCGTTCGTTGAGCATGGCGCGTGCCCAGCAGTAAACCGCGTTGAAATAGTGCTGAATGCGCTCACTTTTCCCGTCCAGCTGTTCCGCCGGAACCTCTGCCAGCGAGGCATACCCCAGCATCTGCTGGCGTCTGCGAAACTCATACAGCTCTGCGTTGACCTCCGAAATTGCCGACAGCGCAACCTGCTTTAAACGCGGCTGCGTCACCGTGCCGTCAGTGCGCATCACGCTGCGAAACTCCGACAGGTCCACATCAGGCCAGAACGGTGTATTTCTGATGATTTCCGCCTGTTCCGGTGCCTGTTCTGGCGCAACAAACTTCATGCTGCTTTCTCCTGAAATAGAGGGCGGTGGACGGGGTTTTGATGAGGCTGTGCCTTTCGCCACCCCGTGCCGCCCGTGCGCGGGGGCACGTTCTGTCAGCGGCTGTCATTGCGCAGTCTGCGCTCCAGCTGCTGTTTGTCTTTTTTCACGCCACAGCGGGGATCGAGCTGCAACGCATGGTTGAGATGGTTAAGGGCGGAAGCCGGATTGCTTTCACTCAGGACAGCGCCAATCGCTTTATGCAGACGCGCCCGTGACTGGTCCGGCATATCCAGACCGTCTGTCAGCTCCAGCGTCTGCAGCAACAGATCGGCATCAAAGCCGGTGGCGGCAAGCATTGCGCTCTGCGCCGCGTCTGCCATTTCCTCTGCCAGCACGGTCTGCACATTGCGGTTACCCAGTGGCATCACCCAGCCATGACGCAGGGCATGACATCCGATCTCCAGCGCCCCGGCATAATCTCCGGCATCAATGCGCCACAGCATCACGTACATCAGCACGTCATCCTGTTGAGTGCCTCCGGCAGCCAGGACGCCCTCTGCCCAGGCGGCGTACTTCGGCAGCAGCTCCACCTTGATTTCCGCTTTTTTGACCGTGGACTGAACACCCTTGAGACGGCGGCGGTCTTCCGCCAGTTGCAGCAGCATCAGGTCATAGCCCGACGCGTGGCGAACACTGCCGCCCTCGCGGGCGGCCTGTTCAGCCTGAACGCGCAGGCGATGCTGCCGTGCGGGACTCAGGCTCATGGATTACGCTCCGGTTTCTGCTGCGGCGGCGCTGAAGTCGCCAATCTGGATGTTTTCCACAAGTGCGGCACAGCGGTAGTCCTCAACCACATAGGCTTCGTTAACGGATTCAAAGTTTTCAATCCGGTCACGTTTCGGGTTGTCGATAACTGAACGGCGGCGGGTGTCTTCCTGCCAGTAGATGGACAGGTTATCCAGACGGGTGATCAGCAGTGCATTCGGCGGGAAGAACGGTGCACGCACGGCCTGCAAGCCACCCATGCGTTTCTGACTGATGATCATATCGGCAGCCAGTTTTTCACTGTTTTCCTGCTCTTTGTTAACCAGCGGGAAATACTTGTCAGACAGCAGTTCACGCCCGCAAATCACCACCAGATCGTCATCGTCCTGGTAGACCACGTCGATAAGCTCATTGACGGCATCCATCACCACTGCGTCCAGGTTGGCATATTCGCCACCTTTCCCGACTTTCACCGCACCCGGTGTGGTTTCACCGCCCGTGGTGGAGCTGCCCATGACGTGATCCGGTGCATCCTCACGGATTTTCTGCAGCCAGCCTTTGTTCACATCCTGCAGCAGCGGGTTTTCGCTGCGGTTGGAGGTTTTCGCACGCTTCACGCCGTTAAAGCCGATCATGATGCGGTCCAGTGCCTGACGTTTCACGATGGCGTTACGGATACGCACCTGGAAATCCTGAAACTTCGCCCACAGGTCCAGCTTCGCGTAGGTCAGCACCGTGTCAAAGTTGGTCTGCTCGCATTTATATTCCACATCGACCATCAGCGTCGGATCGACAGGCTCACGCTCTTTCGCGGTGGTATCAGTGGTTCCGGCAATGGTGCTGCCAACACCCAGCCCCAGCAGTTGACCGGATTGCTCAGTCACAGGCGTGACGTTAATCAGCGTCAGGAAAGCGGCGGACTGCTGGATCTGGTCTTCCAGCGTCTGCTGTACAGACGGCTCCACGGTGAACTTGCTGGACAGTTCTTCAACTGCCACACCGTTCAGACGCGCCAGCTGCTGCAGGTAAGCGTTAAAAGCAAAGCGGGTATTCTTCTTCATCAGGTTTTGTGCTCCATCAGCAATTGGTCAGAGTGTCAGCGGGGGCGTTACCGCCTGTTGCACGCTGGCGGTAGTCCTGGCGGCTGTCTTCATGACTCAGCTTATTCACCAGTTCGTTAAAGGCGGTTTGCTGCTCCTGCAGAGCAGTCTCCAGCTCAGACAGGCGTTCTTCCTGTTCAGACAGGGATTTTTCGGTGCGCGCACTCAGGTTTTGCTGCTCAGTGGCGACCAGCTCCACGGCCTTATGCACATCAGAGAACCGGGCATCGTCTGACTGCTCTTTTTTGGTAAACAGCGCCGTGACACGGGCAAACAGGGACGGCTTGTCCCCCTGGATTTCTTCCAGTTCGATCACCGTTTCCTCTGCAGCGGTAAAAAGATTGGCAGGATTCTGCTTGCGGTTTGCCAGCGGGTTATGGGCTGCACTGGCGCTGAATGTCAGCATTTCCGTACCCAGACTGGCGGGATCATCAGTGGCAGCCAGGCCGACCAGGTAGGCTTTGCCCGTATCAGCAAACTTCGGGCTGACTTCCATAGAGGTGAATAATTTCTGGCCTTTTTTCACCAGTTCCACCAGGGACTCCGTTGGCTCAACGTCGGCATACAGCGCCATCTTGCCTGCCAGC